GTATGGAGTGCCGCCGTGCGCCACGTGTGTGGCCAATGCTCTAGCGCCGTTTAAATGCTTGAAAGGATACTTGAATCTTTCGCCTTGCGCATTTTCAATGTAGATGCTTTCGATACGTTGAGCGCGGCCAGCCGGGTTCTCAAAATTTACTGGAGCACTGTGTTTAACAATCAACTTGGCATCGCCCAATTGCTGATAGCTAGTTTTGCTAGTGCCATATAATTTACTTTCAGACATATTGTCTTCTCCCTTGTTCTTTTTAGACATGAATTCGTAGTCTCTTTTATCTAGATTGCTTTTAGAAATGTCCCTAGTATCAAAACTCATCAGGCGTTGTTTGGCAAATTCTCGTAATTCTTGAAGGAAATTGTAAAATTTATTCTTTACAAATTCATCCTTTTCCTCCACAATGTCGTTGGAGTAGATTATTACCAGGCCGTCTTTTTCTGAAATACTTATATCGATAGAGCCTAATGGAACTCGATTATGATGGTAATCAAAATTAAAAAATCTTGCTAATTCAGGTTCGTCCGTTGATTCGCGATTTTCGTCGCGAAGTTTTACTTTGGGAAATTGTGTTCTAATTTTTCCAAATAGTTCATCAGCAATGTTGCTTAGATTCTTGTTCATACTGATATTTATCCTAAATTAGACGAAATAAAGATAGGCATTGGCATTTCCCAATCATCGTCTACATGCCCTGAATGACTGCTAATACTGTCAAACACACGTTCATCCCAATCTGCTAGTACCTGGCTCATGCGTACCATTAGCAGTGTGGCACTGACTAAATCGTCCTGTTCTCCCGATTTTGCTTTGAATGTTACGCCCGCCGCTATAAATGCTTTTAGTTCGGATATCAAGGGCTTGCTGTTAATTTTCATTTTTCCGCTTTCAATCAAGAACTTTAGACGGGCGCTTGCTCCAATCTTGCTGCCGTGCGTGGTATTAAAACCTTTACGGAATTTACGCACATGTCCTTTGCGTACTGGTTCACTCACAAACAGGCCAGCGAAATTTTCTTCGCCTATGTCCTTGATACAAACCAACCCTGCTTCGCCCACTGTGTTATTTTCTATAGTCCAATAGAGATTGTTGGCAGTTTCACCTGTTTCATCTTGAATATATTTTAATATTTCCCTTAACACTTTAACTTGTCCTTGGATGGGTGTTAAATTGTGTTGCCACTCGGCCACCTGCGTAAAACTAGGTAATTCAAATACTTCAATTGCAGCACTGTTGCCGCCTGTTCCTAAACTAGGGTCTAAGGTAACTGCGTACATGCTGTCCTTGTTTAATTGTTTATACCAGCGAGTTTGACCCATTCTTTGCGTGGGTTCTTTGCCTTCTAGTCCAGCAAGACAGATACTGTTAATAAGTGTTTCGTCGTAGACTAAAAATTCGCAATTGTATTCTCGACGAAATCGTTCTTCACCAATGCGGCCACGTTCTGTACGTTCCCATACATCATCTCTATCAGGGTGTTCATGCCACTTACAAGTGAATGGAAAAAACCCGTTTATGCCAGTTTCCTGTTCGTTACCAAATTCGTCAAACTTCTTGTTAGCTTCTTTCCAAATGGTAGCAAATGTATCTTCGTCACTGTTGGGAGTTGAGGTAATAATAGCCTTACCACCAGTTGCCAATGTAGGACTTATAGATGTCCAAAATTCTTCTGCGATGTTGGGTGGCACAAATGCAAACTCATCACAGTATAGTAATGATATACTCATACCACGACCAGTATTGCCAGTTGTAGTAGTTGAAACAATGCGTGAACCATTATCAAATTCAATCGAACCTTTATTGTAGTTTGTTACACCTGAGCGAATAAAATCAGGACATAGTTCATAAGCATACCGTATACGTTGCATGATTTCTTGCGAACCGGTATACTTGTGAGCTGAAATTAAGATAGTTTGATCAGGATGAAACATGGCATACCATAACAAATAACCGGCAGCACAGGTAGTTTTACCCATCTGCCTGGGTAACATGTTAATATTAAATCTGTGTCCGTGATATGCATCTAGCAGTCTTGTTTGAAACTCAAATGGGTCAAACAACATTTTTCCTTTGACTGGATGCTGTATATAAAAATAATTGCTAGTAAAATAATGATATCCGTTATCAGGATCTGAGCAGGCAGCAAGATGCCGAATGTGTTCTTCGGTGAATGTTTCTCTTGCGTGTGCTTTTTTAGTTAGTACGCCGTCTAGACTTTTATTTGCCATATTGTTATTTACTGAAAAAAATAGCCTCCGAAGAGGCTATTTGGCACTATGAACAGAGTGCTAACTGCGACGAATCTTATCGTTCCATACGATCGTTGTAATCGTTGGCCATACGTTCTTTTTTATCTTTTAATGCTTGTAAACGCTTTTTAGCTGACTCATCTCCGTCTGCTGCTTTCTTCTTTAGGCTGTCTTCGTGTGATTTTTCTAAACCACGACGATGTTCAGCATCTACTGAATTGGGATTGTACGCTTCTTTCGTTTTTGACAAATCATTTTTGCCCTTGCCGTCTGCCGCAAATGCCGGAACACTCTTGCCATTTACTTTTTTCATTGGCATTGAGGCTTCGTCTAGTGTTTTTTTACAATCAGCTACCATTTGTTTTAATTCTTTCTGATCGCAATCAGGATGCATCTTACAAATTTCTGTTACAGATTTTCCATCTTGGCACATTTTTTTAATGTGTGACATCGGTGGGCATTTCTTTTTATCGCCGGAAGCTTCTCTTAATTTGATATCGCTATACAGACCTCTGAGCTGTTCAGCAATTCGCTCTGCCATGGGTTGCATTGGGTTGTCGCCGCCTGCCACTTTGGGAAATGTTTGCTTTGGTCTATTTAAGTCGGCGCCACCTTGAGTAACTGCGTCGATGCCATAATACATTTCGTCTCCCAATGGCATCCTTTCTTCTTCGTCGTGTCCTGAATCGCCTTGGTCGCCACCTAACGCTTTCATAATGATTGGCATTTCAGAGTCCATCCCATCATGTCCGTGATCCATACCTGGCATTTCTAAATCCATTTGGCCGCCTTCGTCGCCATCTAAGTTACGTAGGATATCCATTAGATCACGAATGCCGTTTGCGCCGGCACCGTTCATGCTTAGATTCATTGAAACAGAATCTTGCTGTGGAGGTGTTCTCATACCCATCATGCTACCAGGCATGTCCATGCCACATCCTTCAATGAATGATTCATCAACTTCTTTTTCTTTTTCTTTGTCTTTGGGAAAAGCAGCTTTCATTCGACTGCCGTAGTACTCGTCTTTGCCGCTTTCGACTTCACCGTCACCGTCGTAATCTTTCTTGGCCTTGTCGCTTTCTTGTACCGGTTGTTGATCCAGGGTATTTAAGCGTGATAATAATTCTTGAAAATTCATGATTGTTCCTTTTATTTCTTAGTAGAAAATAAACTCTTAGCAGGACCTACCTTAGGCATTGCTTCTGCTTTTTCTTTATGCGTACTCTTTGCTAATAGCTTTTCGTTAACACCTTTTATTTGTGTTAACTGTTTATCCTTAGATGCTTTAGCAACGTCTTTCAAGAAACTACTAATCATCTTGTCTCCAAACAATCCCTGATTGTTGGACTTTTCATAACCCTGCGATAGTAATGCTTGACCCTTGTCATCTAACGTCATGTTTTCTGCTTCGATGGCAGCGTTTGCTTCTTCGAGCGGTGTGCGCACACGAATTGATTCTTTGCCAATGCCGGTACAGTTTGCTAACAATTCAGATAGCACAGAACTTGTAGCTGGATAATCTAATTCTACTTCAAACACTGTCATCGAACTGTTCTTGAGTGTGGGAAAGTCTAGTAGGTGAGATTGAATAGGAGTATTTTTACCTTTGGTAAATCTGCTTACTTTGTATTGTTGTAGTGCAGTTTCCATGACATCTTCGCAGTTATCCGGAAGGTCGCCCGCTACTTTAATTTTAAAAGTATATTTTTTCTCTTCTACACTTTCTTGTAGGTATGCGCTGAATAGTTTCATATTATAATCCTGATACCTTATTTATTCATATTTTTAAGTTTCTCAATCAAACTATTACGGTCTGAAATGATAACTCCACTGCCTGGGATGTCAATACCCTCTTCCGGACCAGCTTTTTGATCAAGTTGTTGTTTTTTAAGCTGAAGTTCAATCATCTTGAGTTTCTTGTCAATTTTGGCACTTTTTGCATCTATAGCATTTTTAAGCATGCCACCCGCTACTTCAAAAATACGTCCGCTGTACCTAGCTTCTACGTTCATGCCCAAATCCATTAGATCATCATAGGCATCTGTAGCTCTTTGTGCTAGTGCGTCAAACTCTGCGTCGGCTGCATCGCCCAGTCCCTTAACAGCGGGTAAACTAGCGGCAATTTTGTCAAATTCTGATAAATCTCTTAAAAGCGGTGGAACAATAGTTTTTTCCGCGGCCTTTTCTGATTCTTTAATTAGTTTTTTATTTTCAGGTAAGTTGAGCAGTTCTTCTAATTTTTTCATAATAATACTTATCTATTTCTACCGTTGATGAATAAGTCTTGTTCATTGATCACACGGAACTTTATGCCCTGGGCCTTACACCATGCCATGGCAGCTCGCCATTTGGCCACGTTTCTCACATATTGAATTTGATTATTTTTATTCTTGCCTACTTTTTCTCGTAGTGTTTGATTTTGCGGTTTGACTTCAATCAGCTCCACAAACATTTTGCCATTTTTATCGGCATACTGAATAAAAAAATCTGGAATATAGA